GACTCCGGTGCCCCCCTCCAGCGCCCGGCGGGCGAGGATCTCCGCGTCGAGCCGTTCGTCAACCAGGATCGGGAACATGCCCTGATACGTCAGCGCGATCACAGCCCCGACCCCGGGCGCGATCTCGGCCGTCAGGACGTTCGATCCATAGGACCAATAGAAGTCCCGGCCCTCGTGCAGCCCGTTGACGCCGAGCGTCTTCGCGACGCTGTTCACCGTCACCGCTGACGCCGTGCCGACAGGGAATGGCACCTCGAAAAGTTTCTGGTCAGCCTCTGCTGCGACCACGGTATCGATTCGAGGATCCGTAAGCGCCGTCCCGGCCCGGACGATCTGCCGGTTCCGGTAGAGGTCGCGGGACTCGGTGATCTTCATGTTCCACCAATTCTGCGTTTTCCCTCCGATGACGATCGGTGCCTCGTATTTATCCCGTGGGGTAAAATAGAGTTTTTTCTCGTAATCAATATACCAGACGTATCCTGTCAGATCTGCGATATCGTCGAACGCCTGACTTGCCGGCACGTAGTTGAACACAAACTTCTCGATCTCGGGCCCGTCCTCGACGTTCGAGGTATCGATACCTTCCGTGACGCCGCCGAACACAAAGAACCGGCTGACGATATCCTTGATCACGTCGCCGGCATAGAGCGTCGGTGTCAGATCGTCCGGCTGGTAGACGTAAGCGACGAGATGCCGATCCGCGATCTGGTTGTAGTCGACACACGCGACTCGCTTGAACCGGACAGTTTCTGCAGGATCGATCTCTTCATCGATACTGTCAATCGTGCCGGCAAAAATGAGGGACCCAGTCTCATCCCGGATCTCCACGACCTGCCCCACCTCAACGGTGGTGGCAAACGGAGGATGATCGACCGTCGAAAACGTCGCCACCGTCCGGGTGCCGAGCGACCCGGAGATCGAGAGCGTGCCGGCGCGGTAGGCTGCCGGCTGCCCGCTGATCGTGACGATGAGATCAGCCATTCAGCGCGCCTCCCGTCCGACGGTTCCAGGTCCGGAACAGGGTCTCCCCGATCGCGTAACCGTCGAGTTCGACCACTACGCGGGTCTCTCCCCCACCGATAAGGCCGAGGATCCGCGCCAGTGCGCCGGCATCTGGGTCCGGGGGCATGGCGGCCGCCACGATGTCCGGGATCTGGATCTTCGGGATCTGGATCTTCGGGAGGTCCGGCCACACGATCGTCGGTTCGGGGAGGTCGACAAACTCCTCGTCGACATCCGGTTCCTTGTCGGCGGGTGTGACACGTTCTTCCTCTGTCAGCGGAGCCGCCGGCACCGGTTTCAGAGTATCAGGCCAGTTGATCACCGTGACCGGGAGCGGGACTTCAAACGCCGGCAGGGGCCCGATGGCCGGCATCTCGATCGCCGGGACCTCCGGGATATCGACGAGGCCCTCCGGCATCTCGATCGCCGGGACGGCTGCCTGCTCTCCGGGCTCCTGCACGGGGATCCTAGCGACCATCTGATCCCAGTTCGTCACCGAGACCGGGAGCGGGGTATCGAGTGCCGGGACCGATACCGACGGTGCCGGGATCGTCGGGGGCTCAGTCTCCGGGATCTCCGGTATGTCAACGGGGATCTCGGGGTTCTCAACGGGCGGGATCGTAGCCGCCGGAGGAGTGGCCGGGATCTCCGGCTTCGGCGCGACCGGGAGTTGAGATTTCGGGAGTGCGGGGGCAGGTTCGCGCTCGGGCTCGTCCTCGAACTCCTTGTCGATATCCTCTTCTTCCTCTTCCTCTTCCTCCTCGTCTTTCTTCAGGAACTCATCGATCTCTTTACTGAACGATGTCTCACTCCACCGCTGGATCTTGAGTTTTGGGATCTCAATCTTGTCCGCCTGGAGATGGATCCGGCCCAGTTTTGGGAGTGAGATTCCCACTTTCTCCGTGACACTGTTTGCCGCCTCGATGAACCCATTGATCAGGTCGATCATCTTGTTGAGTGAGTCCTCGGTCCACTGCACGATGTTCTTCCACAGACCGTACACGAACCCCAGGATCCCCTGTCCGACGAACTCGATCCCGGTAGCGATCGCGTCCCACCCGGCGGCTATTACCCCGGTGAGTGCCTGCATTGCGCCCTTCGTGATGTCCACCAGGGCCTCACCGGCCTCCTCCCAATCCCCGGCGAGGATCGACGCAAAGAGCTTCGCGACACCTAACATCGTGTCCAGGACGCCGGAGTAAATCTGCTCGATGTAGGGCCACGCCCACTCAAAGATCGGGACTATGACTTCCCCGATCACCCACTGAATTGCCGCCGCAATGTTCTCCCATGCGGCAATGAAGATCGGACTGTTCTCCTCCCACCAGTCGAGGAGGTATTTCTGCTTCTCCTGGAAGAACTCGATGACCGGCACCAGGTGATCCCGGAGCGTGTCGATGAGAGGGTTCGGGGCATCGGCGGCCTCGCCGAACCAGGACATGAGGTCCCGGACCGCGTCGACGATCCCCCGGATCGCCGGCAGGACGTAGTCATTCACCAGGGGCACGATGCCCTCGGCGATGTCGAGAACGATGACGTTGAAGTCGGCGGCGAGTTTTTCGAGCTGCCGGTTGATCCCCTGTTCCATCGTTTGGTATGCGGATTCGGTGGCTCCGGCAGCAGTCTCCATCGTAGCGAGCGCGTCGGAGAATGCTTCGGTCCCGCGACCAGTCAGGACGAGCGCCCCGGCGCCGGCTTCCACCGATCCGAAGAGATCGTTGATCCCGACGTTTGCTGCGCCTGCGTGTTTTTCCAGGAGCTGCAGGGCTTCCTGCACCGTCCCGCCGCCGGCAATGAACTCGCGGAACGATTTCCCCGACAACTCTTTGAACAGGGTCGATGTCTTGCCCCCCTCTTTCGAGAGTTCGACGAACATCTGCCGGAGTTGGGTCGTCGCGACTCCTGCCGGCACACCCTGTGCTGTCATCGCGGCGATTGCTGCCCCAACTTCCCCGAACGAGATCCCGAGCGCCTGTGCGGTTGGGACTACGTTGTAGAGCCGTTGTGAGAGTTCCTCAAACGAGACCTTACCGACGTTCACTGTCTGGAACATGATATCCGAGGCGGTTCCCACGTCAAGGACGTCAGCCCCGTAGGCGTTGACGACGGAGGTCAGGCCGTCGACGGTTGTCATGATGTCCGTCGCGCCGCCCACTGCTGCCTTCTGCGCTGTCTCAAGGAACGCGAAGACGTTTTCCGGGGGCACGCCGGCACCGAGTGCATCGTAGAGGGCCGGGATCGTCTGGTCGGTCATGATCCCCATCTCCGACGAGATCTTCTTGACGTCGGCGACCATCTGGTCCCGCACCTCGGCGGACGCGCCGGGCATGAGCGTGAAGACCTGATTCATCCCCTGCTCGAAGTCCGCAAACTTCTTGACGCCGTAGACCGCCGCTGCGCCCACAGCCGCCCCCCCTGCGGCGATCGGGACGGCAAGAGACTTCATCGTCGTGGCAACGCTCGTGGCGATCCCGGCTAATTTGGCCTTCGCTGCGTCGAAGTGCGTTCCAAGCGAGGCGAGATGGTCCTTGATCCCGGCCGTAACTCCTTTGAACTTGTCGCCAACCGCGGCGATCGAGGGCGAGAGCGAGGAGAGTTTGGACGCAATCCCCGAGGTGGCCCCTTCGACCTTCTCCCCCATGGTGGCGATCGAGGGTGAGAGCGAGGAGAGTTTATCGGAGAACCCCCCCGCAAACCCTTCAGTCTTCTTCGCCGCGTCCTGTATGCCAGAGTCGAACCCTTTCTTATCCAGGCCCAGGGTCGCGACCAGGTTCCCAACGTTCAGCGCCATGCGTCGTCACCGTTCCTCCGAATATCAGTGCTATCTCTTTGCATCGTCGTTTCATCTCCTCCGGCGACTGCGGCTGTTTTGGCGTCGTGTCCGGGAAGATGTCCTTCCAGGTCCACACCCGGTCCGTCCGTTTCTGCCGGAGCGAGTTGTAGACCGCGGCCGCAACCGTCCCCGCCCGGACGTTCTCCATCTGCTGCTGCTGCCGGTCGCGGGCGGCCTTGCCAGCGATCGTGATCGCAATCTCCGCCGGCGTCAGGTCGTAGAGGATGCGTGGATCATCGAAGTACCCGGTTTCCGCGGCAAGGTCGAGGTACTCGTGCATCCACCCGGAGAACGGTTTCAGTTTCCCGTATCACCAGCAGGTTTCTTCGTCGAGGCCGACTGCATCGCGTCGTTCAGGAGTTCCGCGAGTTCTTCGATGGTGATGTTGTCGAGGACGGTCTCAAACTCCGCGTCCGTCAACATCTTGCCGTCTTTCCGCATGCAGAGTTTGACGAGCCTCGCTGTCATGGTGACGTTCGGGTCGTCGCCGAGCATCTTCGGGAGATCGGTGATCTTCGTCTCGAACTCTCGCTCGATCGCGATCGAGGTCCCGGCGGAGAAACGGAGGGTGTAGTTCACCCCTCCGATCTCCCGGGTCACGTTCGGGATCATGTTGAGGACGCCTCACTGAAGGCCGGGGCCGTCTTGCCGTCGATCCGCAGGGTGAACGTCCGCTGCACTTTTTCGTCCTTGGGGACGGCGATCCCGACTCCGGACACAAACGCCGTGAAGCTAAGCGTCGAGGTGTCCGGGAACGTGATCGTGTACTGCTTCGAGCCCCCGCTGACAAACGCCTGCGTCAGCCGGGTGTTCCCGCTCGTGTCCTTGTTGTAGTTCACGGTCAGGTCAAACGTGCCGGCGTCCTTGAGGCCCTGCACGAAGGTCTTCCACCCGCCGGCGCCGTAGACGGTGTCTTCGATCTCATCTGCGGTGAGCGAGAGGTCACCGATCGCGTCCACGTTGGCGATGTTCCCGCTGCTGTCAGCGATAGTTGTTGTCTTGCCGATATAGGTCGTCATGTGTACCACTTGCTGATGTCAAACTGCACCGGGCATGCCCCGGCCGGTGCTGCCGGGTAGTCGTCGCCGGGGGCGGACCACTGCGAGTAATCGTAGTAGTCGCCGCAGAAGGCGATCGCAGATAGGCGCGGTTCGGTCACTCCGGTCGGTAAGAACCGGAACGACCGATGGATCAGTCCGTCCCGGGGCGTCTCCTGCCCGAGAGCGGAGACAAACGCCTCGAACACGTATGCCGAGTGGTCCGGGAAGATCAGAGCATATTCCGCGGACTCCCCCGATTCGTAGCGGTCGAGCAATCGGACCGCCGGTTCGTCGTTCTCCCGGTAGTTCAGGCGGACAGTGACCGGGGCGTCCCGTTTCAGGCCGACCCGGTGCGTCCGGCGCTCCTGTGGTCCGTGCGTCGTGGTCTCGATCTCGGTGCGTTCGAGGTCGAGCCGGCCGATCGCGGAGACCTGGGCGATTGCGACGCCGGCGGTCACGTCATAGAGGATGGATCCTTTACCAATCATGGAGTGTGCCACCTCGATAGGTCATAGTAGGCGCCGCACAGGCCGATGACCGGTGCCGCCCGCTCGCGCATCGTGGCGAAGTTCAGGCTGAACTCATGCGTCTCCCCCTGGCTCGTGGCGGCTTTCCCGAGGTAGGCCGGATCACTCATCGCCGTGACGGAGAGGTAGCGGGTGCCGTTGATCGGCCAGTTCGCGAGCCCGTCGAATGCGTCTCGGATCTGGTCGGCCTTGTCGCGGGCGAGCAGGTAGGCCGG